ATTGGGCAGGGTATTTCGCGGTATCGTGATCTGGGCCGTGCTTATTTGATGGCACAGCCTAAGAGAGTGGTTGATGCAGCCGCACAAGCTGAAATTGAAGACCTCAAACGGCGTTTGGATGAAATGGCCGCGCTTATGTCTCATCCGCGTAAATCTGGACGCCCCGCAAAAGAAGTGGAAAATGAACATGCCGTCGCTTAATAAAATTTTGGGATTGCCCGAGCCTACATGCGCTTCAATCGTTGGTGACATCGCTGGCGGCCTTGTTGCTACGGGTTCGACGCAGGGCACGGCTCTTCCGATTTACGCTAACTTTAACGTCATCACGACGACTGCGGCTGCAACAGGGGTTGTGCTTCCAGCACTGGCAGCGGTTGCTTCGTCGGGCGTTTTGGTTGGCGATAGCTATCGGGTCGCAAATCTCGGTGCAAATGCTTTGGCAGTCTATCCACCTTTGGGATACACGATCAACTCGCTTGCAGCTAACACCGCGCTTTCCATTCCGGCAAGTAAAGTGGCTGAATTTAATTTGATCACTGCGACGGGTTATATCGGTATCCTTAGCGCATAAATGGAGTAACGATGATGGCTCTTAATTTGCTTGCCATCGTTACGACTATGGCGGGGGAGGCCGGTTTGCCTCTCCCAGTTTCAGTTGTTGGCAACCCTGACGCTCAGGTGCAACAACTTTATGCGCTTTCCAATCGTGAAGGCCGAGAGTTAGCTAACATTGAGGGCGGATGGGAAACTCAGCGCGGCGAACAGCTCATCACGACCATTATCGGGCAAGCAACATATGCATTCCCGACTGACTTCGCATATTATGTGCAAGCGACGTTTTGGGATCGTAACAACCGCTGGCCGGTTGCTGGGCCAATGTCACCGCAAGCATGGCAGACAATCAAGTCAGGACTATTGCCTTCGGGTGTAAACCGCCGCTTCCGTATTATGAATGGTGCGATCACCATTGACCCGACGCCTACAGATGTAACGACGTTGGCGATTGAGTATATCAGTTCGAATTGGTGCCAAAGTGCTACAGGGATCAAACAATCCCAATTTCTGGCGGATACGGACACGCCTTTATTCCCTGATGATTTGTTCATTTTAGGACTAAAATGGAGATTTCTCGCGGCTAAAGGCTTCAATTATGCGGAAGAAAAGGCCGCGTATGATCTAGCCTTAAGCCGGTTGCATCCACGCGATTACGTCACTCAGGACGTAAATATGGGGGGGAACCGACGTTATGAAAGCTTCCTTAATCCCGGACTTTATCCGAATGCAGGTATCCCACTATGATTTTAGATGCTCACCATAGATTACAACTAGGACATATCGAAAAGTATGTTAAAAATAAATTCCCGACAGCTTCCGCAAGCGAAATAAAAGCCGAATCAGAACGTCTATTTCTGGCAGCTAAAGGATTCGACGTTAGCGAGATTAAGGTGTTGGAAAATGCAATCATCGGCTAAACGTGGGCGCGTTTCGGTTTCAAAGTCTGTTGCGGCTCCGGTAGGTGGCTTAAACGCATTGAATGCGCTTGCCGATATGCCTGAGACAGATGCCATCATTCTCGATAATTGGTTCCCGCGCACATCTGATCTTGTTATTCGGAATGGTTATCAGGCTTATGCAACGGGGATGAGTGGATCGATTGAAACGCTTATGGCCTATCGTTCGAGCACGGCTCAAAAGATGTTTGGGATTGTTGGTGGTTCGATTTATGATGTGACTAACCAAGGCGCGGTTGGCGCAGCAGTAAAGACGGGGCTTTCCAACAGCCGCTGGCAATATGTGAACTTCGGCACCGTTGGCGGTCGGTTTGTTTATGCTGTAAATGGAACAGATTATCCGCTGATCTACGACGGCACGACGTGGCTGAATGTAGGCAGCGGGACTGGTGCAGTTATTTCGACAATCACATTTTTGGGCACAACCGCGACAGTGACAACCGTGACGCCTCACGGGCTTGTAAATGGCGCTCTGGTAACGGTCACAGTCACGGGTGCAGCACCATCCCCTTACAACGTCACGGCGGTCGCTATCAATGTCACAGGGGCAAGCACGTTCACTTATACGATGGGTTCGACGCCCGCGACGAACGCGACGACGCCGGGCACGTTCACTTATACACCAGCAATTCAGGGCGTCGATCCGCGCTTGCTCAAAAACTGCGATGCAATCAATTCGCGGATGTGGTTTGTTGAGAAGAACAGCCTTCGGGCTTGGTATTTGACGCTCAATTCGATTGGTGGCGCGGCTGCATCGATTGACCTCACCAGTCTTTCAAAGCAAGGCGGCTCGCTCGCGGGCGTCTTTGGCTGGGCAACAGCTTCAGTTTATGGGATGATCAATTACACGGTATTTATAACAACAGAGGGGGAGGTGATCGTTTATCAGGGTTACGACCCAACGAATGCAGCAACATGGTCTCTCGCCTCTCGTGGGCGTATTGGCGCACCTGTAGGCGAGAGATTTTGGACGCGAATTGCAACTGACGTTGGTATTATCGGGCTAGACGGCGTTGTGCCGCTCAGTAAAGCGATGCAGGTAGATCGTTCGTCCGATTCTGAGGCTATCAGCTATAAAATTGTAAACGCGATCAACAGCGACATTTCGACTTACAAGAACAATTTTGGGTGGCAGCTTCAAGTCTTCCCACTTAACAATATGCTGATTATCAATGTGCCAACACAGCCGGATGCATATTCCTATCAATATGTCATGAACACCGTCACCAATGCGTGGTGTCGATACACCGGATTAAATGCCAATTGCTGGGAATTTCTCAACGATAATCTGTTCTTTGGGGGGAATGATGGCAAAGTTTATCAGGCTGAATATGGATATTCTGACAATAATGCACCAATAGTTGCAACGGGCAAACAAGCGTTTTCGTATTTTGGCGATGGTGGCACGGAAAAGCGATTTACTGGTGTGAGGCCTGTCATCTCGGCAACAGGTGGCGCGAAGGTTGTTTTTGACATCAACATTGATTTTGAGGATAAAGCGCCATTATCCACGCCAACATTCACATTGCCGAGCAGCCCCCTTTATTGGTCTTTCCCATGGCCTTCGCCGTGGGGGCCAAATCCGGTTGTCACCAAACAACTGCAATATGCGAGCGGCATTGGATATGCGGCGGCGGCTAAAATTGTTGCGACAAATAAATTTGCGCCGATCAGCTGGCAGGCAACGACTTTCATGTATGAACGCGGCGGCCCGATCTAATGAATATCGCAAAACTCGGCAAAAACAGGGAATTGATTTATGATGAGCCGCGATTGCTCGATTGGTGCGCTGCTTTAATTCCAAACACAAATGCAGAAAGCTGGCACCGCGAGGGGGCATATCCGATAGGTGTTGCCCATAACGATGAAATAATCGCGGTTATGGTTGCACACGGTTATGAGCCATGCTATAGGAATGTGCAAATATCAATGGCAGCCACTCGGCCAAACTGGGCACGATGCTCCACCATTCAAGAATTGTTGGGCTATTTGTTCAACCAATTGAAGGTGGATCGTGTGACAACTCTAATCGCATCACAAAATAAGCGCGCTCTTCGGTTTAACGAGGGACTGGGTTTCGTCCGCGAAGGACTGTGCCTAAACGGTTGCGGCGATGATGATCGCGTGATTCTTGGCCTTTATCGTTCGGCTGCAATCGCAAAGGGTTGGATAGATGAGTAAAGCACCGTCTCCTCCTGATCCTTACGCGACAGCAGCAGCTCAGACTGCATCTAACAAAGATACAGCCGGTTATAATGCCGCATTGAATAGGACAAACACGACTTCACCGTTGGGGAGTTCAACCTATAAAATCACGGGCACTGACCCAGCAACAAACGCACCAATTTACAGTCAGACGATTGCGCTTTCTCCTGAACAGCAAAAGCTATATGATACGCAACTGGGCCAGAATAACCAGATTGCGACTTTGGGAAATGAGCTGACTGGGCAAATTGGTAACTCGATCAACAATCCACTGTCTGGTGCAGCAACGAGCGGGCAAAACGCGGCTGATGCTTATTATAAGCAGCAGCAATCTTATTTGCGGCCAGAACAACAAAACGCTGCCAGCGACTTGCAGGCTAAACTCGCAAATCAGGGTATTGTGCAGGGTTCGGATGCTTATAATCGTGCATCGGATGAGCAAAATCGGCATAATACATTCCAAAATCAGCAAGTGCTTGATAGCTCCGTATTACATGGGCAAGAGGCACAATCGCAGGCAATCCAAAACCAATCAGCAGTCATCAATCAGCCCTATAATGAGCTTGCATCACTGCGTTCTAGCCAGCCCGTGCAAATGCCACAGTTCCAATCGACAGCGCAAAGCAATGCGCAGGGAACGGATATTGCGGGTCTGATTAACCAGAATTATCAGCAACAGGTCGCTAATTCCAACAATACGATGTCGGGGCTTTTTGGATTAGGTGGTGCGGCTTTGGGGGCGGCGGGTAATATTTGGTCTGATCGACGCCTAAAACGCGACATCAGCCGCATCGGCATCACAAAACGCGATAAACTTCCCATTTATCAATATCGCTATCATTGGTCGCCAGTGCGTCATATCGGCGTCATGGCGCAGGATGTCATCAAGGTTAAGCCGCAAGCCGTGCATATTGTCCGCGGGGGCTATATGGCCGTTGATTACGGGATGATCGCCTAATGGCTAATCAGATCATCTCATTCGTCAACCCGATTGATCCTGTGCAGCAACAGATTGCATTGGAGCAGGTGCAGCGACAACAGGCGCTTGCGGATGCATTGCGGCAGAAGTCACTTACGCCTCTACAGGGTAATGGTGGCGCAATCTCGCCTTGGCAGGGGATATCTCAACTTGCCGATGCAATCGCTGCTAACCACATCAATCGCAAAGCTCAAGCGCAGCAATATACGGCACTCGCTCAGGGCGCTAACCAATTCGCGCAAGCCCACACGCCATCCGGTCAACCCGTAAACTTGCCCTATGATATGACGCAAAACCCATATCAGGGCAATGAGCAGGGGCGCAATGTCCTACAGCGCATTGGTGATTTTGTTAGCGGTGGCGCACCTGTTAATCATCAAATGATGGCACCTTCGCAGGGTGCGCCGCAGCCACCTATGAGCGCGCCTACGCCTACGCCTTCTCCTCAAATACCACCACAGATGAACCAAGGGGCTATGAGCGCCCCTGTATCGCCTATGCCGCAACAGCCTCCTCAACTGCCTGCAGCGGTGACTCCCGCACCTTTGTCTCAAGGCGCGGGTTTGCCCCCGCAAAATGCTCCTAAAAATCAGGTCATGGGGACTGGCGCATTATCGTTTACAGGTGATCCAGCGCGGGATACAATGCTCGATTATGCCAATCATGATGCTTACACAAAAGCGATGATTGATGCACATTCTCCCACAGATTTTATGAAAACACTTGCTGCCGCCGGAATTGATCCTAACAGTCCTCTTGGTCATCAGATATTGCAAGCAAATGTTGCTAAAACAAACCGCATACCGATTGAATCAACACGGCCCGGTGCACCCTCGTTTGATCCAAACACAAACACATGGCGCTATAGCCCTAAATTGCCAGATGGTTCGATGCCGGTATTCGATAATAACGGCAACATTATTGCCAACAATTCACTCCCCGGCAATGCGAATGTTCTCGCAACAAACGAGGGTGCAACCGCTGGCGCTGCGGCATTACATAAGCCAATTCAGATTGGCGTTGACTCCAATGGACAGGCCATCTTTAGCAATGCGGAAAATCTGGCGCGCGGTGGGTCTATGCCAAACAACCAGCCCGCGCGCACAAACGGACGTGGTGCAGGGCCGTTGGATGGTATGTTCGGGGGCCGTAATTCATCACAGAATAATGCTCAACCGCAAGCGACTATGGGGCCAGCGCAAAAAACTGCGTTTGAAGCGCGGGGTGCTCAATCTTCACAAAGTTTTGCAAGTGATATTAACAGAGGCCAAATTTCTCAAAATGACGACTTTTTGCTTCAACAGATTGGGGAAAAGGCTAAAGGGATAAACACTGGCCCTGGCGCAACTTTAGATGCAAATATTCGCGCTGGTATCAATCGGGTCACTCAAGACTTGCCGCTCGGATTAGCGGGGAATTGGGCTGGGCAATCGGATCGTAATACTCGGATACAGGAAATTCAGAAAACGGCGGCCCTTTTAGGGTTGCAACAATCATCATCTGGCGCGGGCAAAGCTGGTCGCACTGATATGGGACTTGCGACATCATTGGCAGCAATTCCTGATGCGGAGAAAACGCCGGAGGCTATTCAGCAAATTGTTGGCACGTATCGCGATAATGCGGCTGTCGTTAAAGCTCAAGGGCGAGCGGCTGGCCAATGGTCTTCGCAAAGGGGGAATGACAACTATCCCGCATTTCAAGCTCAATGGGCGCAAACATTCAATCGGGCTAATCCGGTAGATATTTCTGTTCTTAAAGCTGGAATGAACGGCCCTGACGCGCTTCGGAATTTCCTGAATAATATACCTCAAAGCCAACGTTTATATGCGGCTCAAAAAGCGCAAGCTCTGCATTCGATCGGTGCTTTCTAATGTCGAGCGAGCTTCAACAACAGATAGTTGATGCTGCAAACGCCAATGGGGTGCCACCTGCTCTATTTGCGGCACTTGTCAAAAATGAGAGCGGAGGGAACCAAGGCGCAGTTTCTTCTCAAGGGGCAATTGGCCTTACTCAGCTCTTACCAGCGACAGCTAAGGGGCTTGGTGTTGATCCTAATGACCCTGTGCAAAATCTGCACGGCGGCGCGAAATATCTTAGACAAGCATATGAAGCAACAGGTAATTGGGATGATGCCACGCGGTATTATCATGGCGGCCCGAATACTAAAGCATGGGGGCCAAAGGGTGAGGCATATCACCAAGCAATTGTTGCAGATGCCGCGCGTTATACAGGGCCGCAAGGCACTCCCCTTGCTCCACAGAATGAACCAAACGATCCCTATGCGGGCATCATCAAAAATGCTATGGCGGGTTCCAATGCTAACACTCCTTCTTCTCAAATTCCTAGCGGCGCTCCCATTGGAAATAGCGGGGATAGTCCTGTCGGGTCTGTTTCTCCACAGCAGCAAAACCAAAATAGCGGCGGAAATCAAAACCAAGGGGGTGCCTCAATTCCTAGCGGCGCTTCCAGTGGAGGAATTACAGACGCTTCGGGATCAGGGAATAGTGGCACAAGACAGCCTGACCCTAATACCTACGCAGGTGCAAGCGCCCCCAAGTCATTTTTCGATCACTTCGTTAATGGATTAATTGAGAGCGGTGCTAATCTCGGCGCGGGCGCAATGCACGGCATATCTGGATTGGCTCAAATGGCTGACCCACGTCATTTATTTGTTTTGCCGGGCGACCCGCAATTCAATGCAAAAAATGCGAGTATCGATGCTAATAACCCTGTGTCGGAATGGGCAAATAGGGTCGGCACGTCACTCAATATCGCGAGTGATCAATTTGGTGGAAACGGCGGCCAGAATCAGAATGGGTTGGATTCTGTAGGACGTTTTGTTGGCGATGTAGCAGCGACACTTCCTTTGGCAGAGATGAAAATCACACAAGGCGCGGGTGAAGGTGCATCTATGCTTGCGCGCGCGCTACACGGCGGGATAAATCTTGGTGCCCAAGGTGCGGTTGGCGGTGCTGAACTTTCAGGTGGTCAAAATGTTGGCCAAAATGCAGGCGCTGGTGCTGCTCTCGCTGCAGCTCTAGGAGGTGCAGGGAGTGCTGTTGCACCGAAAGTCGCGGATGCTGTATCTAAATTGGCAGGGACTAAGTTGGGGCAGGCGCTTATAGATAGTGCGAAGAAACTAGGTATTCAGGTTGATCCATCACGAACAGACGCACCATATTTGCAATGGTTGCATGATCAAAGCGAATATGTGAGTAGTGCTGAAAATTATAGGAAAGCCGTCGCTGACATGGTGAATTCTGGCATGGCGGCGGACGATATTCGTGCATATGCAAAAAGAGTCGGCTTTGATCCTAATGGAATGTCTAATCTCGATGATGTAGTCGCGTATAAAAAGGACAACCTAAACGCTACCGTAGGAGCACAATTTACACGACCTTTAACACCAATCACACCGGAACAGGCTAAAACCGCAATGGGAAGCCGCGCCGATGATGTTGGCACATTTCACGCTAATCCTGGATTAACGCCAGATGTGCAAGCAGAAGCAACGCAGCTGGCTGCTCAAGGCATCCCATTAGCGCATGCCCTTGCCGAAGCGCGTATTAAGTCAATCGGCGCACAAGATAACCCCGCGTTGGTTACACGCGACCCCGCATTGCAGCGCGAATTTAATGAAGGGGCGAAGCTTAATACACCCGAAGGACAAGCATTAAATGCTCAAAAAACGGGCAATAATGCGGCGGCGATCAAGGCTATGAATGATGCTGTTGCAAAATATGGTGATGCTCCGGCCGCAGGAGACGCACATGAGGCGGCGGCAAAAGCTTTGGCATCTGCATCAGATGCAAAACAATCGGCAGTTGATGCAGCCTATAAAGCTGCTCGTTCCGCTGATCCAGAGGCACGGATCGAGCCGAATGCGCTCTATAAAGTTCTAAACAGCGATGAAGCGCGTGCAGTGCCAACAAACACACCAGAAGGTGCACTCTTAGCAAACACACGATCAGCGATTGACCTTGCTCAAAATGCAGGCGGAACAAAGCTACTTCCAAAAGGAATGATCCCTGATGCCTTCAATAATATCTCAAAGATGGCGAACAGGAAATATGGAGCCGATGGAGCTACTAACTATTGGATAGGTAAGGTAACTAAAGCCGCGCAGGACGATCTTAATCAGGTCGATTCAATTGGTGGCCCTTGGCAGGAAGCAAAAAACCTTCATGCGCAATATGCGACGGAATTTCAAGACCCGCAAGCCGTGCGCAATA